TAACAGCGGATACCGTAACAGCGGAAACCATAACAGCGGTATGTTTAACCAAGGGGACTATAATTCAGGCGACTTCAATATTTCCGACAACAACACGGGCTGCTTTAACACAGTGCAACATACAATCAAAATTTTTGATGCAGATACTGATATGACTTTAGAGCAATGGCGCAGATCAGACGCGTATAAACTACTTCGTAGAATTGACTACACGCCTACAACTTGGGTATGGGACCATGACATGACAGATGAAGAAAAAGAAAAATATCCATCCTATAAAACAACTGAAGGGTATTTACGCCAAAATGATTTAACACAAGTTTATCAAAATTGGTGGAACAACCTTGATGATGAAGAAAAAGAAATCATCGAAGGCATACCTAATTTTGATGCTGATAAATTCAAACTTATCACAAGTATTGATGTTGGGGAGGGTCAATAATGGCAACCATTTACGACTTAACTGACGATTTACGCGCTATTCAACAACTAATCGAAAATGGGGCAGAAGGCTTAGAAGATACGCTTGAATCTCTTGATTTAGCGCTTGAAGATAAACTTGAAGGTTACGCTTCGATTATGAAAAATGTTGAATCTGATGTGAACGGGATTGATGCAGAAATTAAACGTCTACAAGATCGTAAAAAAGTATTGGAAAACGGTATTGCACGAATGAAAAAAGCAATTGAATTTTCAATGTTAGCAACAGAAAAACGAGAAGTAAGCACATCAAAATTCAAGTTCTGGATTCAAGGAAATAAAGCTTCTGTTTATATTCCAGATGAAAGTGTAATTCCAAAAAAGTATATCAAAACGGAACGTGTTTCAAAGGTTGATAAAGATGCAATTGCCGAGTTATTAAAGGCTGGCAAGAAAGTCAAAGGCGCTGAATTGCGACAAACAGAAAGCTTACGAATGAAATAATAGGAGGAAACCCACTTGAAAAAATTACTCAATCAAAAAGAGCAGCACTATGCAGATACACGTGAAGAAGCAGAGGAAATTGTAGTTACTGCTAAAGAAAACGAAGCATTTATCATGAATAAAATCAGTGAGAAATACAACAAGTACGGCCAGTATTTCCTAGTTGATTTAACTTACCAATATGGCACTCCTAAAGAGGTTATGGAAGGTAAACCGAAGGATGATGCACCAGATGGTCAAATGAGTATCGATGAAGTGCACGAAGGAGTACCATATACAGTCAATCCAGATGGCAGCGTAACAGTAGAAAACATGGATGAAGAATTACCAGAGTTCGAAGATCCATTTGCAGATGTAGAGGCGAAACCAGATGCACCTACTGAAAACGTGCCATTTTAATAGAAAAGGAGTGTGGAAGGCAATATGAAAGTTTCAAGTGCAGCTGATATACAAATAGATGCTTCAACATTTTTACTTTACGCACCACCTGGTATGGGCAAAACGTCCACAATCAAATATTTGGAAGGTAAAACACTATATGTCCCTCTTGATAAAACACATTCAGTCTTAAAAGGTTGCGAGAATATCGACATTGTGGATTTCAATAGTCATCAAGCATGGGAAGAATGGAATGCACTTATGCGAGATCTTTCGCGTACCGACTTATCAAAATACGACAACTTAGTGTTTGACAATATTTCTGAATTAACTCGTTCCATGCTTGGTAATTTAGGGCGTGATGGCAAAAACAACCGAGTGCCATCGATGGCTAACTATCAACAAATTGATTTCTTCATCATAGATAGTGTTCGTTTTATTCAAACATTAGGCAAACGAGTGGTGTTCACCGCATGGGAAACAACTGATAAATGGGAGTTACCAAGTGGTCAAGCTGTTAATCGATCATATCCAGATATGCGAGACAAAATTCTGAATAACTTCATGGGTCTTTGTCATGTAGTTGGCAAATTAGTTATTAATCCAGAAACGCAAAAGCGTGGATTTATTTTAGAGCCAACAGATTTCTTATTCGCTAAGAATCAATTAGATAATCGTAAAGCATGTTTACAAGAAGATATTTTTAAGGTTGGTCATGTGCCTTCCACAAACAATAAGGAGGAAAAATAATTATGGGTTTCAAAATTAATTTCGATTCGGAAAATGTATCAACAGGTGAATTTCAATTAGTAGCAGAGGGTAAATATGAAGCTTCAATCATCAACGCAGAGGCCAAAGAGTGGCAAGGTCAATACTCAATTGGATTTGACGTTGAGATTCGTTCAGACATTGTTCAAAAATATCAAGGAGCAAAAGTTCTTTATAACACACTTTTTTTAAGTAGTACTAACCCTGAATACGCGGAAAATACGGAAAAGAAAAGAAATTCATTCTTAGTGGCTTGTGGTTATAGTGGTAAACAAAGCCTTGATTTAGATGAAGTAGTTAAAAATATTATAGGAAAATCTGTGCTAGTGTACATCAAGCATGTTGAGGATAAAAATGATAAGGAACGTAAATATCCACGCGTTTCATTTGTTGCTGAATCTAAAGTGAACCCACCTCAACCAACAGGACCATCAATTGTAGTTGGTGATCAGGACTTGCCTTTCTGAGGTGATAAAAATGAGTGAAGTTGTTTGGAAGGATGTTGTTGGTTACGAAGGTTTGTATGAGGTAAATAATGAAGGTCTTGTAAGAACGAACAAGCACAAAGTAACTTTTACAAAAATGCATGGAAAACGAACTTGGAAACAACGCATTTTGAAAAACAGAACACCTAAAGGTCGTGATGTAAGAGTCTCATTATGGAAGGATGGGAAATCTAAAGATTGTCTTGTTCACCGACTAGTTGCCGAAGCATTCATCCCAAAAATTAAAGGTAAGGAATTTATTAATCACATTGATGGAAACCCTAAAAACAATCATGTTTCTAACTTGGAATGGTGTGATTATAAAGAGAATAACAATCATGCTTTTGACAACGACTTAATAAAAACAAATAAAAAGGTTATTCTCGTAAACAAAAAGACAGGCGAACCCTTTATGTTTAGAAGTCTTACAAAAGCTAGTGAATTTTTGGGTCATAGTCATGCTTATCTATCAAGAGAAATAAAGAAAGGTCGTTCAGATATAGAAGGATATGAAGTGTATTTGAAGGCTAATTAATAAAACTTAATAGAGAGGTCTGTTTTAGGCGGACTTCTCTTTTTTATACCCAAAAACTATGAATGAGGTGCCAAAGTGACTGAAATTGAATCAAAATTACGCAATCAGAATGGTCGTTTAAAAGCAACGATCAAAAAGAAAAATCACGTTATCCGTACTATTGATCATCACAACAATAGATTAGGAAATCAAAACAGAGCGTTAGAAGCATGCATTAAATGCCGCAATAAAGAAATTGAAATGTTAGTGGATTTATTAAAATTTTTCGGCATTGAATCTGAATTAATGGATTTTAGCAAACGTGTTGATTTAGCTAGAAAAGCATTGCAAGAATGCTGAAAAGAATGAAGGTGAGAACATGAAAGTAATCTCTTACAACTTTAACGACATTCCTGCTGAACTTCGCAATATGCCGAACTGGATATTGTGGAAAGCAGAACAAAAAGATAATGGTAAGATTACCAAAATTCCATATCAAATTAACGGTAATGAAGCTCGTTCAAACGATGCACGTACATGGTCAACATTTCCGACTGCAGTTAAGTTTTACACACAAACAGATGTAGATGGTATTGGCTTCGTTTTTAGTCGCCGTGATAATTTCGTAGGGATTGATATAGATGGATGTGTAACTTATCGTTCGGACGATGAAAAGCGCGAGAATCCCATAATTAATGAATTTGGTAAAGAAATTATTGACTTATTCGATAGCTATACAGAATTTAGTGTAAGCGGAACAGGTATTCACATCATTGTCAAAGGTAGTCTTTCACAATCAGTATGTGGAACAGGTCGTAAAAATAGCAAACTAGGATTAGAGGTTTATCAATACGGTCGCTTCTTTACAATGACTGGTAATCGTGAAAATTCAAATGACATATTTGATCGCACAGATGAATTAGACGAGCTCCTTGAAAAATACTTCGATGATAGCGATATTCAAGGTCGCATTCGTTTGCAAGATTATGAGAAAGACGAAATTAAATTATCAAACGAGGCTCTTTGGGAGAAGATGTTCCGTAGCAAGTCGGGTGATGAAATACGCTCTATGTTTAATGGCCATTTGATTAATGATGACCATTCCTCAACAGATTTAGCGTTATGTAATCATTTAGCTTTTTGGACAGGTCGAAGTGCCACACGAATGGATAATATGTTCCGAGAAACATCATTAATGCGTGATAAATGGGACAGAGTGCATCATACGGACACAGGCGAGACGTATGGTGAACGTACAATTTCGATGGCTATTTCTTCTACTACAACAACAATATTGGACCATAAGCATGAAGCAGAGTACGCCGAATTTTCTTTTGACTTTCACAGTAATGAAGCAGTTGAAGAGGATAAGCCGGAATTACCAAAGAAGAAGTTTCGATTAACTGAACTTGGTAACGCTGAACGCATTGCCTACGAATATGGCCACGCTATCCGGTATGTATCAGAAATCGGCTGGATGATTTGGGATGGTAAGCGTTGGCGTGTTGATACAAAACGAGAAATTGAACGCATTTGCAACAAGGTTTTACGTGGTATGTCTAAATCAGAAGACGAAGCAGAACAAAAGTGGTCACGTATGTGCGAACGCAGAAACATTCGAATGAACAGCATAAAAGATTTAATGCCATTAGTTCCAGGTGAACGTTTAGAATTTGACCGTCAAAAATATTTATTCAACGTATTGAATGGCACCATTGATTTGAAGACGGGAGCATTACTGCAGCATGATCGCGAATTAAAATTAACTAAACTTGCAAACGTAGAATTTGTGGAAGGTGCTGAATGTCCAACGTGGCTATCATTCCTAGACCAAATCTTTCAAGGTGACAAAGAACTTATCGAATATATGCAGCGATTAATTGGCTACAGCTTAACAGGGGAAATCAGCGAACAAAGCATGGTGTTTTTAATTGGTGGCGGATCTAATGGTAAGTCAACATTTATTAATACAATAAAGGATTTGATGGGCGAATATGGCAAACAGGCAAAGTCAGATACGTTTATCAAGAAAAAAGAAACAGGGGCGAATAACGACATTGCTAGATTAGTTGGAGCTCGCTTCGTTTCTGCTATCGAGTCTGAAGATGGTGAACAACTATCTGAAGCATTTGTAAAGCAAATTACGGGTGGAGAACCAGTATTGGCCAGATTTTTACGTCAAGAATATTTTGAGTTTATTCCAGAGTTTAAAGTGTTTTTCACTACGAATCATAAGCCAGTAATCAAAGGTGTAGATGAAGGGATTTGGCGCCGTGTTAAATTAGTTCCGTTTAATCTTCAACTACCAAAAGAAAAGCGGGATCTAAAACTTTCAGAAAAGCTTTCTCTTGAAATGTCAGGCATATTGAATTGGGCTATTGATGGGTGCTCGAAGTGGCAGAAGGATGGGCTGCAGGAGCCAGTGGTAGTGAAACGAGCAACAGGCGATTACAAAGATGACATGGATATCCTTGGTCCATTTTTGTATGAACGTTGCTTTGTTGGACCGAGCCAGCAAATCACCGCCAAAGAACTTTACGAAGTGTATTCGAATTGGTGTTATGCGAATGGTGAGTTCGCTTTAAAAAATCGTGCCTTTTATCGAGCGCTGGAAACGAAGGGTTTTAAAAAGGAACGTGGGAATGGAAATAAGTTCTATATAAAAGGTGTTACTTTACAGGAGCGAAAAGTTAACGAAATTCAAGAAAAGTTACCGATTTCGGACGAAAATGAGGACAAAAATTCAAAAAGTAACAAATTCGTGATTCGTTAGAAATTCAGTCGTACCAAGGTGTTAAAGTACTTATATTTATATATTTATTATTTTTGTTATTTATTTTATATATAA